GATGAAAATGTTAAAAGATAATACTCTTACTCAAAATCTAAGAGATGCATCTGATGAACAAGAGGAAGATTATGAAGATGGGGATGAAGTCCCCGAAGGTGAACTTACTAGAGAAGATGTGGCAGAGATTATCATTCGTAAGAAGTCTAACAGACTACACTAGCAGCTAACATCATTTATCAAACAGGACACCGCCACTATAACACTTGTCAAGAACAAATAGAGGTAAATATGAATGAATATGTGAAAGCATTCCAAAAACAGAAATATACATTAGTTAAGAACTTTATTCCAAAAGATACAGCAGAGTACCTGTTTAACTATCTTAGATTGAGTACACACATTGCCGTTGCAACAGGAACAGCAAAACCAGACCCACAAGTACCAATGGGGTTTCATGCTAAACATGGCGACATGGCAATGGAAACATTGATGAAGATGATGAGACCTAAAATGGAAGAAGTCACAGGTTTGGAATTGTGGCCTACTTACACCTATACTAGATTGTATAAACCAGGTGATACTTTAGCGAAACATAAAGATAGACCATCTTGTGAGATATCAATCACATTAAAACTTGCTGATACTGGTGGGTACAATTGGCCAATATGGATGGTAGATACACCGTATTCGCTTGACATTGGCGATGCAGTAGTGTATCGTGGCTGTGAGTTAGAGCATTGGCGTGATGAATGTGAAGGTCCTTCTGATTATAGAATGGGACAAGTATTCATGCACTATGTTGATAAGAACGGTCCGTATGCTGACCACAAATATGATAAACGGCAATGGATTGCTAAATTCTACGAAGGTGAAATATAATAAAATGAATGAAAAGAAACCAAGACACTATGTAAACAATGCCGACTTTTTGGATGCATTGATAGTGTATAAAGAAAAATGTGATGTTGCCAAAGCAGATGGCAAAGAAGACCCACAGATTCCTAATTATATAGGGGAATGTTTCCTAAAGATTGCAGAACATCTTTCAAGGAAACCTAACTTCATATCATATTCTTTTCGAGACGAAATGATTGCAGATGGTATCGAAAACTGCCTAATGTACTTTAGGAATTTTGACCCAACTAAGTCAAAGAATCCATTTGCATACTTTACCCAAATCATTTATTATGCTTTCCTTCGCCGTATTATGAAAGAGAAAAAACAACTCTATGTCAAATACAAGGCAACAGAACAATTTGGTTTACTTGGTGAAAATGAAATGTTTGAAGACTCAGATGGCAACATGAAACAGTTTCAACTGTACGATAACATCTCCGAGTTCATTCATACCTTTGAAGAAGCTAAAAAAAAGAAAAAAGAAGGTAAGACCAAAGGTGTTGAAAAATTCTTAGAACAATTACCTTAAAATGCTTGACAATACTATTGATTTAAGTTATACTAAGAGACTATGAAAATTGCTTTGGTTAATGATACTCACTTCGGTGCAAGAGGTGATAGTGCCACATTTAATGAATTCTTTTTTAAGTTTTGGGAAGGCACATTCTTTCCTTATCTAAAAAAGCATGGAATTAAAACACTCATTCATTTGGGAGATGTTGTAGACCGCAGAAAGTTTATCAATCATAATATTGCATCTGATTTTCAGAATCGATTTATGAAACGATTGTGGGCAGAAGGTATTGATACCCATATTATGATTGGTAATCACGACACCTATTATAAGAACACAAACAAAGTAAATGCAATTCATAATCTTTGTTCGACTTATGACGGTGTACATGAACCATTCATCTACACCGATCCAAAAATAGTTACATTTGATGGTGTTGATATTCTATTGATGCCTTGGATATGTGAAGACAATTATGAACAGTCTATGGAGTTTTTGAAGACTGCACCTGTTGAAGTTGTATTTGGGCATTTTGAGATTGCAGGATTTGAAATGGACAGAGGTAATATCTGCCATGAAGGTCTTGATAAAAAGATATTTGATAGATTTGATATAGTCTTATCTGGACACTTTCATCACAAGTCAACTAGTGGCAACATCACATATCTTGGTAATCAATATGAAATGACTTGGGCAGACTACAATGATCCAAGAGGTTTTCATATCTTTGATACTGAGACAAGACAAATTGAATTCATACAAAATCCTAATAAGATGTTTCACAAAATTACCTATGATGACGGCAGTAATGATTTTGAAGCATGGAAAAAATACAATTACAATTCATTGAAAGATGCATTTGTAAAAGTGATTGTAGTTAATAAACAGAATCCGTTTTTGTTCGATAGTGTGTTGGATAACATTTACAAAGCTGGTGTTGCAGATTTATCAATTGTAGAGGATTTTACTGACGCTCTAATTGATTTGGATCAAGAAATCGTTGACCAAGCAGAAGATACGATGACGATTCTATCTAAGTATATTGACAATCTAACATTGAATGTTGAGAATGAAAAACTTAAAACACTAATGCGTGAACTGTATGTTGAAGCATTAAATACGGAAAGAACAGAATGAACTATAAAACAATTTACAATTACCCAAAAGAAAGACAGAGAATCTTTTATCCATGGTGCTATTGGGATGGTGCATTTACTAATGAAGAGTTGGAAAAAGCGTGTGCTTACTTTGATACACAAGGAGTTGAAAGAGGCACAACAGTTGGTAATGTAGAAAAAGATGAAACTGGAAAAGAGATTGTCAAACAAAAACCAAATGAAGATGTTAGAGTATCGAATGTAAAATTCTACAATTGGGAACCTGCCAATGCAGACACATCATGGATTTTTCAAAAGATGAACTTTGTTATTGAGTCTATCAACAATCAATACTATGGTTTTGAATTGAACGGATATGATACATTCCAATATACAGAATATGAAGCACATGAAACAGGTCGATATGATTATCACATGGACACAATTATGGGTAAAAATGTTCCTACTGATATGAATGAGGTAAGAAAATTATCTATTACAATGTGTGTGAATGAACCAGGTGAAGAGTATGAAGGTGGTGAGTTTATGATTAATAATGGGCAAGAAAAAGATGCCGAAATTATTCCAACTAAAAAGGGAAGAATGATTATATTTCCATCGTTTATGATTCATCGAGTTGCACCAGTAACTAAGGGCAAAAGAAAATCAGTTGTTGTATGGGTGACAGGACCAAAATTTAAGTAATGATTATATTTCGTTATGTTAGGTGGAAGAATCTTCTTTCCACTGGTAATTATTTTACAGAAGTCAAACTAGATAACAATCAAAATACTCTGATTGTTGGAAACAATGGTTCTGGAAAAAGCACAATGCTTGATGCGTTGTGCTTTGGTCTGTTTGGTAAAGCATTTCGCAACATCAACAAACCTAGTTTACTAAATTCAATCAATGGCAAAGATTGTATCATTGAAATTGAATTTGATACAAACAACAAATCATATAAAGTTATTAGGGGCATTAAACCAAATGTCTTTGAGATTTATCAGAATGGTGAGTTGTTGAATCAAGATGCTGCTGCAAGAGACTACCAAGAAATCTTAGAGAAGACTATTCTCAAATTAAATTACAAGTCATTCACACAAATTGTAATTCTTGGTTCTGCATCGTTCACTCCATTCATGCAGTTGTCATCATCTGACCGCAGAGCAATTATCGAAGACTTGTTAGACATTCAAATCTTTTCTACTATGAATGGTATTCTTAGAGAGAAATTATCTGGCAATAAAGATTCAACTACATCCAAGAAATATGATATTGATTTGTCTCAACAGAAGTTTGAGTTACAAGAAAAATACATTAAAGAGTTGAAACAAAATAATGATGATAAGGTGAAAGAGTATGAAGAAGAGGTACATAGTAATCAGAGTGTTATACAAACCTTACATGATGAGACAGCAAATCTTAATGCTCAAGTCTCTACACACCAAACCTCTGTGGAAGAGAAAACTTCAGTCGAGAATAAACTCAAGACTATTACAAAACTTGAATCGCAAATTGAAAGCACAATATCCAAATATAGAAAAGATATCAGTTTCTTTCAACATAATGACGATTGTCCAACCTGTAGGCAAACC